AACTCGACAGTTTACAACACTATTAAACAATACGAGGAAGATTACGCTAAAGAGGGTATCTCAATACAAGATGTAGCTAAACGCTCTGTTGCTTGGGATAGAGCGATGAAAAACAACCCGTATGCTACAGCAGTAGAATGGCTGGAATCTTACGGTATTTCTCCTGAAGAACTTGTAGGTGAGAATCAAACGGAATATCAGGAAGCAGAACAAGAATACCTTACTCGCGCTGAGGCAGAGCGGATTGCTGAGGAGCGTTGGCAATCAATGCACCAAGAGCAAGAAAAAAAGGCAGTTGAGTACATGAATCAAAAGATTGTAGAATCTTTCATGAACCAGAAGCCTTTGTTCCGCGACCCAGAAACAGCTTCCCAACTGGAAGGTGAGATGGCCCCCGTGGTTAGAGCTTTAACCCAAACAGGCAGATATAGCTCCCAAGAGGAGATCCTAGAAACTGCCTATAATTACGTGGTGAATGGTAATCCGGTATTTGCCAACCTGAATCAAAAACTTCAGGCCAAGCCGGTCATACAGCAGCAAATGCAAGCCACGCAAAGGGCAAAGCAAGCTGCTAGATCAATATCTGGCTCTGCTGGCAGCGGAACCCCCAGGGTAGTAACGAAAGACATTCGGGATAACCTGCGGCGGCGCATGACTGGCGATTAGCTAACTCTGAGCCAAGAGGTTATCCACTAAACTTTAGAGGATAATTAAAATGGCTAATTTGGAAGAGGCAATCGTAGCGACCCTTTTCGATCAGTCGGATGCTATTGCGGATGAGGTTCTTCACCACAATCCAGTTCTCGCATCTCTTGACGATCAGGGACTTATTCGTAAATTTTCTGGTGGATATGAACTCCGCAAGCCCATCATGTACAATGATGCAGCTCAGGGTGGTTTCTACGCTGGATTTGATTCGTTCAACCTTGCTGCAATCGACGACCTTACGGCGTTCCGATTTGCTATCAAGCAGTGCTATGAGCCTGTAGCAATCTCTGGACGTGATCGACGTGCTAACCGTGACGAAGCAGCTCTCCTTGACCTTGCAGAAAGCAAGATTAAGGCTGCTGTAGCTCGTCTTAAAAACACAGTTTCTACATCCCTTCGTGGCGATGGAACAGGAAGCAGCGGACTTGAGTTTGATGGTTTGAAGAAAGCAATTTCTACATCCCCATCGAGCGGAACATACGGAACCATTGATCGTACTTCAAACGCTTGGGCACGTAACCTTGCAGTAAATACGACCCTCTCTGCTTCTAACGTACAGGAGACTATCACTGACACGATTTCGCAAGTTACTCGTGGCGATGAGCAGCCTGACCTTGGAATCATGGATCGTGTTGCTTGGAAGTACCTCCACAGCTCTCTCACCGCTATTCAGCGTATTCAGCTTCCTACCAAGAAAGCTGTAGCTGGATTCCGTGTGCTTCAGTACGACGGATGCGATTTCGTGTTCGACGGTGGATACGGTTCTTCAGTGCTTGAGACTAATTCATGCCGACTTCTTAATACGAAGTACTGGTCGATGGATTTAGTCCGAGGCGCAGATTTCAAGCCCCTGGCTCCTGAGATGGCTCGACCAGTGGACCAAGATGCTTTCTTCACGGTAATTATCGTTGAAGGAAACCTCTGCTGCGCTGCTCCTGCACTTCAAGCTGTTATTTACGCTTAATTTTGGAGGTAACAGAATATGTCAGGTTCAGGATCATTCGGAGTTAATTATAAGAAAACCTTCACAGGTACAGAGCTTCCATTGCCAGCTTCAGTTGGCGCTGTTGGTTCTTTGCCAGAAGGCAAGTTCATCTTTGTTCAAGCTGATGGTGCAGTTGCACAGTATGCTTTCGTCAAGATTTCTGACGATGGACAGGCTGATGAGCTTACAACCACTAACGCTGGTTCTAACAACCTTCAGGTAGGTGTTGCTCAAGTAGCTGCACTGGACAACGAATACCTCTGGGTTTGGATCGGCGGTCCAGGTGGTGGAGGAGTTGGTTCGGGTATCAAAGGCAAAGTGGCTGCAAGCTACGCTGCTGATGCTAACCTTAACACAACTGCTACTGATGGTGTTGCTGATGATAGCTCAACGACCCTTATCAAAGACGTAGTAGGACTTACTACTGTCGTTGGTGCTGGAACAGTTGAACTCAAATCCAGCGGTTACCTCAGAGTAAATTAGTTAAATGGGGCGGCTAGTACAGCGCCCCTTTTTACAAGGATTTCAATATGGCAAGCGCAACCACATTGATTGGACTTGGTATGCCAGCAGAGCTTGCTTCGGCAACTGCTGATGGCGTGTTCAGTGGCACAGTAACACCTACCGGACAGGTAGTTGCTACGGCTGCTGGTATCCGTACCAAGCAAGCAATCAACAACGTAGGTGATACTACACCAACAGCCGCAGAGCTTACGACTTCGTTCGGTACTCCTGCTACAGTTGGTGCTGGTTTTGTAGGTGTTGTAAAAGATAACGATGCTGACACTAACTGCTTTGTAGTAGTGTCAAACGGTACCTCTTACTTCTATCTCAAGTTCACAAAAGCTACATAGCTTCGATGGGGGTGAAAAGCCCCCAATTTTTTAGGTGATTTATGCCAGACTTTACACCCTCTAATCCAACCGCTCTTTTCTCTGCTCGACGTGTTGCTGCCGTAACACCATCAGACTCTACTGACCTAACTGGTTGTAGAGCTTTGTGGGTGCCGACTACAGGCAACCTGGTTGTTAAAGGCGTTGACGATTCTTCCGCCGTTACTATCGTAATTCCTGCGGCGGGAGTTTTGATTCCTATTTTTGCAGCACGAGTAATGGCAGCAACTACCTGCACGTCTGTTGTCGCATTATATTAAATATGTTTATTGGAATATCAGCGGGAGCCATAACTAACGCAGGAAAATCGGTTACGCCGATACCTCAACAGATATCGGGATTGCAATTATGGCTTGATGCCGCTGATGCGAGCACTTTATTTCAAAGTGCCGGTGGCGCTACGGCTACGGCTAATAATGATCCCATAGGGCAATGGTTAGACAAGTCTGGCAACGCTCGTCATTCTACTCAGACAACGGGAGCTAATAAGCCTTTATTGGCTAAAGCTAGTAAAAATGGCTTAAATACTGTGTTTTTTGATGGCTCCAATGATCAGCTTGTCAATGCCACTCAGTACGACATTGGTACAAATGCCTTTACAATGTTTGCTATTTTGCAAGCGACCTCGCCTGGAGGCATAGCAGTATGGTGGGAGCAGCGTAATGTGGCAGGACTACACCCCCGCTTGGCTCTTTATTACAATCCGAGCGGTACGAACTGGAATTGGTATCACAACGCCATAGGGCCAACCGTAGCAGGTGCAAATAATACTTACACTATCGTAAAGCTGCAAAGAACAGGTACAAATTGTAGTATGGCAACCAATGCCAACAGTTATACAACAGTATCGCAACCCTCGATTGTCGCTACAGGAGATTCGTTTATCGGTGTTGGATATAACAATACTCAATACTGGAAAGGTAATGTGGCCGAGGTGTTAATGTATAACTCTGTTTTATCAGCAGGGAATCAGACTAAGATAATAAACTATCTTAATGGTAAATGGGGTATTTATTAGAAATAATAATCCCAAGTGAGCCTGTAGCTCACCTTAATAAACGGAGACATAATGGCACAAATTGATTGGCAGAGCATAATGAGCGGTAATTCGCAGCCAAAGAAACGATACAGTGGCGCAAACATTAAATTCTTCTTTGCTTACAACGAGAACCGAGAAAAGTCGTTGCAGCAAGGTCGTCCTATTTTTGATGAGATTCCCTCCATTTCTATCCAATGGCCTGGAATGGATGAGACGGTTCGTAAGATTGAACCGCAAGACATGGCCGAGTACCCAGAGCTTTACGCTCGTTTTAAGGCTGGTTCGGACCCCGTATCGGAAGGTTCACCCCTAGCTGAGTGGCCGATGATGACTGGTTCAGCGATGCGTGAATTGCAGTACCTTGGCTTTAAAACAGTAGAGCAATTATCCGCTGCATCAGACGAAGTAAAACGGAAACTTGGCCCCTTGTCTAAGTTTGTAAAATTAGCCAAAGATTGGTTAGAGGCAGCACAATCTGACCAAGGTGAAGTAGTTAAGTTCAAGCAGTTGTTAGACGTAGAAACTTCTCGACGCAAAGCACTGGAACACAAGGTTGAACTTCTTTTGCAGCGCGTTGAAGCCAACGAGGGCATTGACCTTCGTGACCAACGAAAGGAGGTGATCCGTTCTACTGAGGCACTAGCAACGCCTGTTGAAGCTCTGGAAGAAGGCATCATCGAAGCTGAAGATGAAAGAGACGCAGCACCAGAAGTGCGAAGAAGAGGACGACCTAGAAAAGTATGACGATTTCAACGGTTATTCAAAACGTAGCAAACGAAGCTGGCTATACAGTCGAGACTAATATTCTCGCCTCCAATGAAGTTACAACTAAGCAGCTCCTCGCCATTGCTAATAGAATCAACCGTGACATCTTTGAAGCGTATCCATGGCCCAAGTGCTACGCTTCTGGTTCCATAACGCTGGTAGGAGGTCAGGCAACTTATCAACTACCAGCGGCTTTTTCTTACTATCACTACGAAACCTTTTGGAATCAAAGCACTCGTTGGAGAGTCCTTGGTCCAATGACTGAGCAAGAGTTTGCGGAGATCCAGGGTTTTGGACTCAACACAGCCGTTTATCAAAGATTCCAAATCAGAGGCATTACTAACTCTGAGCTGCTTATCTCACCAACCCCAGGTGCTACCTATAGCGGCGACATCATTATCTTTGAGTACATTGCAGATCGTTCTGTACGTCCTGTTACCTGGACTGCCTCTACAGCGTTTGCTGCTAACTCTTATTGCTTCTACAACGGCAACTACTATCAAACCACTGCTGGTGGCACTACAGGAGCTACAGCACCTACGCACACGAGCGGAAGCGTATCCGATGGTGGTGTCACATGGGCCTACTACAACGGCCCTTACAATGAGTTCTTAGCCAATACAGACCGTAGCGTTTTCCAAGAAAAGTTACTTGAGCAAGGTATACTAGAACGGTTTGCAGAGATTCACGGATTAGACAGCATACGGCCACGATTTGATGTTCAACTGAATGAAGAGTTTAGTAGAGATCAGAATGGAAAAGTGCTGTATGCCGGAGGTCACATGCGAGACCCAATGTTTGCTAGAAATGGTGTAGCTGTATTTGGTACCTGGATATAATTATGAACGGACAAGAACCAGCACTCACCCAACAAGATCCAAGAGCGTATTATCTCTATCTGCTCAGTCAACGTATGCCACCAATGCAAGCGGTGCAGTTGGTTGAACAAAGATTTGGTCCACCAAAAACACCAGACCAAAGAGCACGAGAGCAAGCCGGACAAGCTCAAAATAATGCACTAGCTCAAACTGCTGGAACTATCGGTGGCTTACTTGTTACTCAACAGGCTTTGCAAGGCTTTCCTGCTTTGAGCGGATTGTTTGGATCTGGCGCTGGTACAGGGACTGTTGGTGCTACCACTGCTGGTGCAACCGGAACTGCTGGAACAACTGTAGCCACTCCTACACTTCTTGGAGCGCAGACTACTGCACCACTTGCACCTACGGCACCAGGTTCGACTCTTGGCTCGGTAGGTTCCGTTGCATTGCCAGTAGCCGTAAGCGCATTGATGTTGAACAATATCTGGGAAAGCGGAATGAAAGATATTGTGCGTGGACGAGGTAACCGCGCTGATTACGCAAATCAAGCAATCAATATGAATCCGTATACTGCTCCTCTAAATATTGGATTAAGACTGCTTGGTAAGCGTTCCGTTGGTAAAATGATGACTTCTGGAAAATCAGATGCTCAAGCAATGCGCGATGATTTTCGTGGCCTCCTAAAGCAAACAGGCGTTGCTAACGATACATATAACGTCACTCTTGCTGATGGTTCTCAGTACAATATTGGCTTAGACGGTAAAACTAAGTTGCAAAACGTCGGCGAGAATATTGATAAAAAGAAAACTCGTCAGGCTTGGGATGTAGACTTTTCCAATCCACTTGCTCAATTCGCAGTTCAACAAATCGACCCGATGATTCGTAATATCTACAAAGATGTAGATGGTAAGATTAAGCCTGAGCAGTACACAGGAATGTTGGTCAATGCCGCTACTTCTAATGCTAAAACTGAAGAAGAAGTAAAAGCCAACATAAATGCAATGCTAAGTCGTTCAGAGTTTGCAAAGAAAGCTGGTGTAAATTTGCCTCCGCCTTCCAACACTCGACAGACGGCACCCGTAGTTAATAAGCCACAAGTATCAGTTCCAGAAGGTAAAAAAGAAAGTAAATCCATTCGTGACATACTCAAATCAAACATGGGTAAAAAGTAGGTAATATGGCAAGAAAAACCGCAATGAAAAAAGACCCAACAGTAAGCATTGCTGTTCCTCAATCTGAAAAGGATCGTTTGCGTGGCCTAAAACCAGGTGGGCCAAGTATGGCTAATGGCGTCGCTCAAGGTAAACCAGGGCCACTTAAACGTCTTTCCCCTGGTGTTTACCGTAGCTCGTCAGGGCAACTAGTAGGCTCTAAAGGGCAACCATTACCTGGCCAACCATCCATGAAAGATAGAGCACGTAATGTTGCTAATATAGTTTCTGGTGGACGAGGCATGGGAGATGGTCGAGATAGAGCGCGACAAGGCAGTTTGGTGGAAGCAATGAATCAAGCTCCACAACAAGGACAAATTGCTACTCGTCCTCCCGCTCCACTTGGCACACCCCCTGGGGTTGGTATGCAACAAGCTGCGGAACAGGGTCAGCAAGGACCAGCACCACTTGGCAACATGATGCCACAAATGCCTCAAATGCAGCAGCCAGACATGAATCAATTCAATGAAGGTTTTGCGTATGAGAACCGACCAAGACCTAATTCTATTAGCGGACTTTTGCAGCGAGGTGGGCAACAACAACAACCAATGATGCAGAATCCACAAATGAATATGCCAATGCCTGAGCTATCATTTGAACAGTGGAAACAGATGCAAATGGGGCAACAGATGCCACAGCAACAGGTGAACACAGGCATTTATGGTGGGCCTAGTCCTATGTCACAGCAACAAGAAATGAGAATGCCATACAGAAGGTAAATAATGGCTTTTCAAGGTTTCACAGTATCCCCGCCTTACGGGGGATTGGACCTAGTAAGTCCGATTGATAACATGGATCCAGCTTATGCGCTGGACTTAGTAAACGTGTTTCCTGGTAATGCCGCTCCTACGGTTCGTCTTGGCTATACTCAGTTTGCAGATATAGGTAGTGCAACTCCTATAAAGTTTGCAGCTCCTTTAATCAAAGCAGACGCAACTAATCTGCTTATTGCTGGCACTAATACCAAACTTTACTCTGTAACAACTGGTGGTGTTGTCACGGATCGTACCGGCGCTACAGTTCCGACATCGGGAGATTGGCAGACGGTTATTTACAATAACCGGATTTACCTTTGTAACGGTCAAGATACTGCGCAGGTTTGGGATGGGACTGCTGCTACTTTTTCTAATCTTACTTTTACTGGCGTTACTCTAAGCAATCTGGTCAATGTTACAGCTTACAAAGAGCGATTGTACTTTGTAGAAAAGAACACCGCTAAGGTTTGGTATGGTGGCTTGCAAGTAACTGGTAGTGGTGGGACTCCTGCTCTTACTAGCTTTGACTTTAGCTATGTATTTACACGAGGTGGCTACCTGGTTGGCATTGGTAGCTTCAGCAATACAACCAGTACAACGTCTCAAGACTATTTTTGGGCTTGTAGCTCAGAAGGCGAGATAGTCTTTTACAACGGTGTATACGCTGGAGACCCTACTACCTGGGGCATTGTAGCTCGTTACGTCATTGGTCGGCCTCTTGGCTATCGAGCGTTTGTACGAGTAAACAACGATATATGGGTCATTACTGAACAAGGTATTGTTCCTCTTTCTGGCCTGTTTCAATCTGATCCAGAGCAAGCGTTGAACATACTTAGCTATCGTATTAACCCTCTTATCTCTGAGCTTGCCACGCAAGTAGGGTTTGACCATGAGTGGACTGGCTTCTTCTGGCCACAAGGTAGACGAGTATACATCTCTTTACCTTCATCGGGTTCAGGTTGTTATTTCTTAGTATATTCCATTGATACAAAGGGATGGACTAAGTTTAAGCTCTATTCAGACGAACACGCTTTATCAAGCTGCTTGTTTAATAAGCTCCCTTTCTATGCTTCTTCTACAGGTATTATTTGGAGTGGTGAGACTGGCCAAGCTGATGCAATTACGGCAACTGGCAGCCAAGCAATAACCTTTTCAGCTACTGGAGCATTTAGCTTCTACGGGTCACGCTCTAACTACAAAGCCTTTAAAGACATTCGACCTATTCTTAAAACTCGTCGTGGCGTTACATTAAATATCGGACTTGATACTGATTTCAAGCAAGGATACGCCATTACTTCAGTGACATCTCCAACCAGTACATTTACACCTTGGGGTAGTCCTTGGGGTAGCCCTTGGTCATCAGGCATCGAATATACGTTTGATAGGTTTGCTACTAAAGGTCAGGGACATTGTGCAGCAATACGTTTTGGTGGTTCACTAAAAAACACTACCATGCAAATACTAGGATTTGAGATAAGATACGATATGGGTGGTCAGGTATAATATGGCAAAACCAACTAAACCAACAAAATCTACAGCTAAACCACCGCCAAGCAAATCCAATACTGGTACTTATTTGCCTGGTAAGCCAGATGCAGGAAAAACGATTGCACCACCAGCTAAATCTAGTAAGCCTAGCGGTTCTATGGCTAAAGACCCCAAGGAAAAGCCAAAAGATTTAAAGCGGCTTTCTCCTGGTGTTTATCGCAATTCCAGAGGTGATTTAGTCAATTCTCAAGGTAAGCCAATTCCTGGTGCACGACCTCCTAAAAAGGATAAACCAGGTAAACCAGGTAAGTCGCCAAAGCCAACAACACAAGCTCCGGCTCCTGGCACTCCAACGGAAGCAGCGCCTCCAACTATGGAAGACCTTGGGGATCAACCAGTACGCGCTGGTGGTGAGGCTTATGGAAAGATAACAGAAGACTTTGGCAACTTTGACCCATACGCAATGCAGCAGAAATATGAGATGGGTTTCACAGCAGAAATGGACAAAGCAAGGCAGAATGTTCTATCCCAATTTGAGCGACGCAATGCTGAGCAGTTTGGCCGAGAGCGTCAATCTACACAGCAAGCAATCGTAGAGCGTGGACTAGATCCAAACTCACCAGCAGCTCAAGCTATGGTGCGTGACCTTAATGATAGAGAAGATAGAGCACGACAAGAGGCTGCTAATGCTGCTGAACAAGCTGCTTATGGTGTTCAGGAGCAAGCCTATAAACAATCATATCAGACAGCAATGAGTCCAGCAGAATACTTCCAAGCTATTCAATCGCCATACATTGCTGGCTTGCAAGGTCAGTATGGTTCTGAGCAGCAGGTATTTGCTGCGACAGAGGCAGAAAAACAACGTAAATTTGAGGCTCAACAAGAGAAGTTGCGACGACAGCAACAAGAGCGGCTGGCTAGGTCAGGCGGTGGAGGTGGATCGCAAGATGGAAATGCTTACGCAAATTACGTTGCAAGTATGTACGGACAACCTCAACAACCACAACAGTCCACAGGCCAAGCAGTAGCAACTGGGGTTACTCAAGGCACTACTCTTGGAATAGTTAATAGAAGGTAAAATATGGCAGGTGAAGATTTATACGGAGCACTAGCTGGACTTAACTATGATCCAGCAGAAACTGGATATGGTACCAGCTCACAGGTATTAGCTTCGTCTTTACCTAATTTGATGAATCCTTATCAGGGTGCTGGCACCAATATCGGCATCGCTCTTGGTGGCGCTCTTATAAGCGGCTTGCTTGGCTATCAGGCTAGACAGTCTGCTGCTGAACAGTC